TTGTTGTTACAAACAACGAACCGAATGGTAAAACATATCAAAAGTAAGGCGAGGAAACCTCACGACCCAAATAAAATTGCTGCTATCAAGGCTACTGCCAACCATTTTTCTGTTACGGAAACTTATGTAAGAAGGGCAGTTGTTGGAGATGCTCAATATGGGCAAAGTGAGGATATTAAAAAGCATTTTCAGAAAATATACGACAAAATAAAATCCATTACCGAGTAAAAATTCTGACCAATGCCGCATATCTGGAATAACATAGTAGTTGTAACGGTGGATGATTTGGTACCGTCTTTTTATACTACCATATCCTGTTTACAGCAAGAACTCTACAGATACAAGGAACTGGATTATGGAATTAAACAGGTTCGCAAAGGAGGTAATGGTAGAAAAATGCTTATTGCGTTTGATAGTTTACAAAAATTTATCCAGGATGCACTTGGCGACCCAAGGAAAGTAAGCACCCCATTGGATACTTACTACAAAACAGATGCAGATGCAATAAGATTTTACAACCAGTACAGGTTTGAAGATAATACCGGGCTTTCATTGAAGCATATTGAGGAATATGTAACCAATGCTTCTGTTCTCAAGGCTGCAATGGTGCTGAAAGAGGCAAGGGAACATGAAAGGAAAACAAAAGGTGGTTCACTAAAGGGCATCATGCTATCGCTTTGCAACGATGTTGCCCATTTTAACAAAAGCCTCAAAACAAATTATAAGGGATTGCAGCACACGTTGCCATCTTCAGAAAAACGGTTTAAAGAAACTTTCAAAGAGTTTTCAAATGGCTTTAATTATGCCAATCTTATTAGTGGCAAATTAAGAAATGAAAACCGCAAACTAGTTAGTGACGGATTGCTTGAATTTTTAAACAATCTTTTTGCAGGGCAATTGCATAAGCCAACAAGAACAGAAGTAGCTAAGCAGTATGAAAGTTTTTTGGCTGGATACATGGAAGTAATAAGCCAAGAAACAGGTGAGGTGTACGATCCTAAAAATTTCAAGCCATTATCTCAAAATACCATTATTAACTATTTGGGCAAATGGCAGGATAAAGTTGCAACACATAAGTTACGCAGTGGCGACAGGCAAAAATATATGGGCGATTACAAGCCTTACCATAGCCTAGACCGCCCACAATATGCAGGATCCATTATTTCCATAGATGACAGGCAACCGCCATTCAAATATGACAACCTGAATAACCGTATTTGGTTTTACAATGGCATTGACTTAGCAAGTGAAGCATTTACTTGCTGGGTATATGGCAAGAGTAAAGAGGGCATCATTACAGAATTCTATAGGCAATTGATAAGAAACTATACAAGCTGGGGTATTAATTTACCTGCTGAACTTGAAGCAGAAAGCAACCTTAATTCAAGCTTCACGAACACCTTCCTACAGCCAGGTGCGATGTTCGAGCATGTTCGTATAGAGGCTAACAATGCAAGGGGCAAGCGTATAGAAAGATATTTTGGCAACCTGCGTTATGGTAGTGAGAAGCAGCGTGAAGGCTGGTTGGCACGCCCATTTGCAAGGAATGAAGCGAACCAAATTGGCAACAATACTGCACCTGTTGTGCCATACAATACCATTGCCCAAAACAGCCTAAAAGATATTGAGGACTGGAACAATAGCCCACATGCTGTACATGCAGATAAAACAAGATGGGAAGTGTTTTTGGAAATGCAGCATCCACAGTTAAAACCTACCAACTGGAGTGCCATACTACCTTATTTGGGTTACAAAACACAAACCAGTTGTGGGCTTAATGGTATCATCAAATTAAATAATGAAGAGTACTTGTTGGGGCTGGATGGCGAAGTGCTGCTTGGTGAGAAACTTATTGGCATGATGAAGATTTTAGCTGGGGAAAACATTGATGTCTATTGGTTGGATGGCAACAATGGGGAGGTGTTAAAAGCAAGTATTTTTTTACGCAATACTGACCGTCCAATTTGTGAGGCCATTGCCAAGCCAAAATATCAACGTGCAATAATAGAGCGTACTGAACGGGACAACCAGAACTACGAAATGATGAGTGCGTACGTTGCTAGCATTGAAGGCTATGCAAGAATGAAAACTGCGAGCATTAATAAGTTGCTGATTATAGATAAGACCCCAAGAACGTTGAACCGTGGGTTTGTGATTAATGAATTGAAAAGATACGAACCTACTATCCATATAGGTGCAGAGGTGGAAACTATGGAGGAGATACCCGAAGCATTTTCTGAAATGGAACCAATGCCAAAATCAAACTTAAAAGACAGGTTTTAAGCAGATCAATAATCAACCATGATACAAACAACAGGGCAGCAAAAGCAATTAATAGTGGAAAAACTGTTGGAGCAACGGAAAAATTTTGATGGAACGGACCAACAGTTTTCAAAGCAATGGGACATCAACTATTCCATTTTCAGCCGCTTAAAAACAGCTACTTCATTTGATGGGTTGTTGCGTGAAGCTCAATGGCTGAATCTAGGTAGGGAACTGGATGTGGAAATGGCCCAACGCAAATGGAACATGGCCAAAACAGATGTATTTGCAGTAATAGAGCAAGATGTTTTATTCTGTAAAGACAATGCAAAAGCAATGATTTGCGTGGACGATTGCGGTATTGGAAAAACATTCACTGCAAAGTACCTAAGCCGCAGTTTAAAGAACTGTTTCTATATAGATGCAAGCCAGGCAAAAACAAAACAGCTATTCGTAAGGCTACTTGCCAAAACTATTGGAGTTGATGATAAAGATAAATATGTAAGGGTGAAATTAAATATAAAATATGCCCTGCGAATGCTTCCCAACCCCATAATCATAATTGATGAAGCTGGGGACCTTGAATACACAGCCTTCCTTGAACTGAAGGAACTGTGGAATGCAACAGATAAAGCTTGTGGATGGTATATGATGGGTGCTGATGGGTTACGCTCTAAAATTGAACGTGGTATACAAAATAAAAAAGTTGGCTACAAGGAACTGTTCAGCAGGTACAGTGAAAGGTATACCAGCATAGTTCCTGCGGATAGGCAGGAGAAAATAGCCTTTTACAAGAAGCTGATCAGTGATGTGCTTACTGTAAACATGACCAGTAAAACGAGGCTAAATGATATAGTAAGGCGTTGTCTTGTGAATGATGATGATGGCAATATTGGCGGATTGCGTAGGGCAGAAAGTCTATTAATTCTAAATCAATAAATATGATAGTAACAATGAAATCCATCCAAAACAAGCATGTACATGTTGTTTGGATGTCAGCACCTGAAACAGTAATGGTAATGTCTGTTCAAGATGGAACGCAGTATCCATTTGCAGGCTTTGACGGGTTAAATGACATGTACGAAAGTTTCCATCAGTCCTTTAGTGAGCAAACAGACTTTGCAACCACTATTAATTTTTTTAAACCCAACATTCAGCCAACAAAGGTGCTATGAGCATCACGATGCGAAGCATCAAAAACAGTAAAGAATCCATAAACAAAACATAGCAATGTCCCGCAGCCTATCCATTAGAAACCTGTACGATAAAAAGTTTGAGCAATTGCAATTTGATGGCCATTACAATCAGGCAATGGGAAATCCTGAGAGCAATGGTATATGGATTATTTGGGGCAAGGAAAAGAATGGCAAGACATGGTGGGCATTGAAGTTGGCAGATTACTTAAGCAACCAAACAAAAGTTCTTTATATAAGTGCGGAAGAGGGAACGGGGATGGACTTTGTGGATGCCTGTAAAAGGGCAGGATTGAGCACAAAGAACAATAACCTAAAGTTTGAAGAGTATCTAAGCATTAACGAACTGACAGCGAAACTAAAGAGCCGAAAGAGTGCTAAGGTAATATTCATAGACAATGCCACTATTTACGCAGATGAGTTAAGGGCAGCAGGATTAAGGCAACTGGTAAGGAATTTTCCTGATAAGCTTTTTATCATGTTGGCACATGAAGAGAAGCGGGAGCCATACACTGCATTGGCCAAATTGGCAAGGAAACTGGCAAAAATAATCATGCATGTTCAGGGACTAACAACGCAAATAAGCGGCAGGTGTCCCGGTGGAACCATAAGCATTGATGAAACAAAAGCAGCCCTGTATTGGGGAACTGAAACAACAAATAAAAATCAACAAATATGACAGCAGAAAACTACATGGTAGTGCAGCTACCAAAAGAAAATCAAAGAGGCGATATAACTATTGGTGAGCCTATTTATTTTGATGATTACAATAAAGCCTTTGATTGTTTCAATGAGCTTGCCGCAGCAGAACAAATGCAATTGAGGCAACCAAAAGGAACAAGGCCATTAAGGGCAGCCCTTGAGTATGTTGATATGGAGCTATGGGTAATAAAAAGGACCACTGAACTTCTTAAAAAATAAAAATCATGTCAAATACATTACAGGATTGGGTGGTTGGCTTTGAAGAAGAACTTAACCGCAGGTTTGAAAAAAAAATATCACTGATTGTAGTGGAAAACCCTTCGGAAAAGAAAATGCTGCTAATAACTGAAATAGTAGCTGAATTCTCAGGTGTTTCGGTTGGTGAAATGCTCGGCAAAAGCAGGGGGCTTGTACATGTGAGTGATGCAAGAATGGTGGCGATGTATTTTATAAAGCTGCATACTGATGCTCCTAAAAGAGCCATTGGAAAACTTTTTGGAAATAGGGACCACAGCACAGTTATACATGCCATAGAAACAGTTAAAACAAGAATTGCAACAGAGGATGCAAGGGCATTCTCACTTATCAAAAAAGTGGCACAGTGCATAGCCCAGAAAATGTAATTCCCATGCCTGCCAAGTTTAAAATAAACTCAGCTACCCATCAATCGGCCAACCATAACATTAATGTCGTTGCCCGAGTGCTGAAGGCTGCTAAAATGGACTATGGGCAATGGGCAAATGCCCTGTTTGAAACAGGATGCCGGTTTGTGGAAAGGAATATTGCAAACATCACCTTACAAAAACAGCTACTGGAAAATGAACGCTTTGGATTTTGGGACTGGTGGATGATCATGTCTATAAAGGATGATGAAAGCCTGCTTGCCCATCATCACTCCATTAATAACCCAGCTTCCTACGCTATGGAAAAAGAGCGGTTATTGAACTTGTTGGAATCGATAAAACGATTTGACTATTTCCTGAAGTCAAATATGAAGGTACAAGCCCTCAAAAAAACATAAGCCCTAAATTTTATGGTGTTCAACGGTTCATTGGCAATAATATCTTGAACACAGTAGAACGGTACAACGATTTCGATGCATCCGTGCTGGAATTGTCAAGACATATCCCAAACCTACATTATAAGTATTAAAAAACAAAAACGTATAAATCATGATGATTATACTCACTATCACTAGCGTATTTACGGGCATGCTTATCTGTCTATCCATTAAGTATATAATAGCATTACGCAGGTTCAAGAAGCAATTGTATATGCGTAGAATAGGGCATCCAAAAGCCTATTACAAACCACTTATTAAACCACACTTTTTCAGATTTTAAACAATATAACAATTAAACCAATGACAAGGACAAGTAAAAGAACAAACGTAAACGTATCGCTTTCTGAAGCCCAAGCAGCAGCAAACCTATATGCTGAAGCTAGTATTAAAAAAGACAAGCTGAATGCACAGTTAAATGAGAAACTGTATGCGTTAAGGCAACAATTTGAACCACAGATTACAGAATTGGAAGAGGTGCTTGCTGAACCTGTTGAACTGCTGGAAACATTTGCCATAGAGCAACGGAAGAACTGGGATGGCAAGAGCATTGAACTGGCCAACTGCGTCATTGGCTTTAGGACCAATCCACCAAGTGTGGCAAAGCCAAAAAAAGTAACATGGGATTACCTTGTAGGTATGATGAAGGATAGTAAGCTGCTAAAGCCATTTGTTAGGGTAAAAGAAGATGTGGACAAAGCTGCCATACTGAAATTGAACGACCCTAAAGTATTAAGTGCAATGCAAAAAATTGGTATCGAAATAGAGCAGGAAGAAAATTTTTTTGTGGATACAAAAAAAGATAAAGCCGCTTAGTTGGATGGCTAAAGCCTGTTACTGCATTGCAGCAACAGGCTTTTTTGCTTATTCAACCGAAATAAACTAAGCAGTTACCAAAATATTCCTACAACCTAAAAACAAATGCTGTTGCTGCATTGAATAAAGAATCCAAAATTTTCTTTTTTTAATACATTTTTAAATGAAAAACAAATACGCATTATTCTATGCCGCTTTCAACACTAGTACAAAAAAAGGTAACTCAAACACTAAGGAGGAAATGGTACAGCAGTTTACAAATGGCCGCACCAATTCATTAAAGGATTTGGACGAGGTGGAACTGCAGGAACTAATAAAGCAGCTGCAATTTATCGCATACGGATCGGCAGCAAAAGAAAGTAAAGCAAACAAAATGCGTAAAGCTATTATTGCCATATTCTACAGTATGGGTAAAACAGTAAGTGAAGCAAAGCAATGGTCAGAAAAACAGGGGGCAAAAGGAATTAAGAAATCCTTTAACGATTATACCACGGGTGAATTATTTGTATTGATTTCAATAGCTGAGAAAATAAAATCTGATTGGCAAAAAAGCATTAGGAAACAGCTAACACAAAAATTTGAAGAACAGGCCTAATAATAACAACCTAAGCATGACCTACACTATCACGAGCAATAAATATGGTGGCATTGTAACCATCACATTTACAAATGGTTTTTGCGTTTTGTATGATACAGCAGAAGCAACGCTAACAGCTACTCAACATGAATGGTTATTAAAAGGGTTTGGCTGCAAGAACAGTCGTTTTTGCAGGAACTTGAAAAGGCTGGTGTGTTTAACATCGTTGGGGCAAAGCAGCAATTAACCTTTGAGATGTTCTGGGACCGTTACAACGAAAAGATACGCAGCAGTAGAAAAAAGGCATTAATTAAGTGGCAGCGAATGAACCAGGAACAACAAATATTGGCTTACCTGCATGTGCCAAAATACGAACAAAACATACCTAACGGCATTGCAAAAAAATATGCAGAAACTTATTTAAATTCCGAACTTTGGAACAACTAAGTAGTAATAACCAAACAAAAAAAATATGAAAAGGCTTTTATTGTCAATAATCACAATCGCATTATATGTTGGCTCTAATGCACAACAGCAAACAGTACAACAAGAAAAAGATAATTTGCTTTATGCTGACAAGACAAATCCCTATGCAAAACTTGAGCAGAGCCTTAACGGTATAGGTAATGCTAGCTATGTCAGAGATTTTACAACCTTTCGCGGACTCGATTTTAATTTTAGCCAAGCTAGATTTTCAGCATACTTGCAAGACCAGTTTAATTTGACTTATATAAAATCTGTAGATTCAAAGAACGCAATAAGTATTCAGTTTAAACCAAAAGTTACAACAAGTAATGAATACATGAATGTTAAATATGTATTTGAAAATCGTAAAGACCTTTTGGGTTATTATAAAACTGAAGACAATACGTATAAAATACTTACAAGCGTAGAAATAACAGGTACAAAAAAAATGATTATAGATCTTTTCCTTTCTTATTGGAAACCTTTGCAGACTACATTAGGCATTTACAAAATAGGTGAAGTAGCCAACAAAGAGTTCTGGAACGATAAAATTGTTTTATACGGATTATCGGCGACCTTAGCAAAAATTGCCATTCAAAAAGGAAACACTACAATGGATTATTACAAAACATTTGGTGTTAATGCACCGAAAAAATGATTATCTGTTTGCTAAGAATATTTGTAATAGTGGTGTTAATAGTATTGGATAAGTTTTAAAAGCTATCTGCCTTTTAGGTAGATAGCTTTTTTAATTTTGTGCTGTGGCATACAACGCAAATAATAAAAAACAACAACAAATACATATTCTAGCAGTTTATCAATCTGTTAAGCACTATGATGTACCCGATACCTATATAGTTCGTTGCATATTTCCTAAGCACAATATTTTCATTAGTTATAGAACGTGGCTTAGTATTAAGAATGCAGCAACGCAGTCTGGGCCTAACGATAATAAGCTTTCCCTTTTTAACAATTAATCATCTCCATTTGATACTAACCCCATATCAAAACTAATGCTTGGTGATGGTGTCAACATTGGCTGTATGCAAGCACTTACATCTTTTATCTGTGTGGTAAAAACCATTTCATGCAGTTTTACACTATCATCTCTTTGCACATGCTTTTCGCTTGTTCTCATCAATGCACTGTAATGGCTGCTACCTGTATAGCCATGCAGTGCCTTGAACAGTAATTGCGTTAGTGTATAAAAGCTTTCGCTATCAAGTTCTTCGCCAGTGGGTACTTGCTGTGCAATTTTTAAAGATATTTCTGCCAATCCCAACTGACCATTGCTGCCAAGGTTCTGCCACTGTACGCTTGTTATATCTATTAGCACACATGGCCATTCTTCAGGAAAGTTTGGGCTATCATAACCCAACTGTCCACAGTCCTCTGCTAAATACAGTACTTCTGGTACTTTATTGGCTATCCTGTATTGTATTTCTGTAATAATTGCTTCCATTATTTATTTTTTGGTGATAAATTATTTTAGTTCGCAATGTTGTGTTTTATAGATTCTGGATTATCCACGGTACAATGTTTTATGCCCTTACTTTTTATTACTGTCATTGTTGTTTCGCTCACAAAACTCCTTCTGAAAATAGCCTTTTAGAAAAATCACGGCAAGCCTTGCACAACTATTTGACAGCCCCTTTCAGCCATACGATTTTTGTGTTGTCAATGAGGTATTACCCGGAAAACAGGTTGGCTTCAAGACCTTAAAACAGTTTTATGAAACAAGTTTCAGCATACTTTAAGGACTACTCTTTAAGCAACCAATGCTTCACTACTTCTGAAGGGTTTGTATTCCATGAAAAAGGCAATGCCAACTTACATGCACAAAGTTTACAGGACAAAAAGGTAGAGACGCATAAAAGGGAAAACGAAAACCCCAATGCCCAAAATACAGGCAAGGCTAGGGAGCCAGCTAAAGTGCCAAAGGTTGGTAAAACAGCCAAGGCATCCAAAGCATCTAAGCTTACTGCTAAAGATGCTGTAAGAAAATAAAAACCACTAAACGCATTATTCACCATTAATACATATTGAATGTTACCTCGAGTAAAAATAAATTTTGAAAACGGCAATCTTGGATTGGTAGCCCCATCACCTGATGGATTGCTTGGTTTTGTTTGTACTGGCGTTACTGTCAGCACAACGTTTGTACTTTCCACTGCTTACCAATTATTCAAGTTTGCTGATTTAACCACTTTGGGAATTACCGTTAGCAACAACCCATCCATCTACAAGCTTATTAAGGAATTTTATGCAGAAGCAGGCGATGGCACAGAGGTTTGGCTAATGGGCTTTCCCGACACCGTGAAGCATAGCGATATGGTGGATGTTGCCAGCGAATTGTATGGCAAAAAACTAGTGAATGCCACCAATGGCCGCCTTCGCGGCTTGGTAGTAAGCCGCACCCCTGGTGTAGGATACACGCCCACCATTACTGCTGGAATGGATGCAGATATTGCACTTGCTATGACCAATGCCCAAGCATTTGCAGAATGGTACACTACAGAAAAGTTTGCTCCAATTTTTGTACTGCTTGAAGGCTATGCCTACAGCGGCACAGCTTCTGCACTTACAGATCTTACTACACTTAGCAACAACCGTGTTAGCGTTTTCATTGGCAATACTGTTGTCAATAGTCTAGCAGCATCAATGGGCGTTATAGCTGGAAGGCTTGCAGCAAGCCCTGTTCAAAGGAACATTGGCCGGTTTAGGGATGGTGCATTGCAGCCCCTTAAAACATGGATTAAAGACACACCAACTGACCTTGCCAATGTGGTTGCGTTGCACGACAAGGGGTACATTACCTACAGAACTTTTGTTAACCAAAGTGGCTACTATTTCAATGATGACTTTACTGCCACACTTCCAACAGATGACTATTGTCACCTTACAGCACGCAGGACCATTGACAAGGCTTACCGTATTGCATACACCAGCTTGCTAAAATATTTACTGGATGAGGTACCGGTAAACAATGATGGCACATTGTCAGTAGGATTTGTTAAGAATATTCAAGCCGACGTAGAAGGTACTATAGCAAGTAGTATGACAGCTAAAGGAGAATTGAGTGGCGATGTGGCCAGTGGCGATAAAGGAGTTGAATGCTACATAGATCCTAATCAAAATATAATTAGCAATTCTTCATTAGTAGTGCGTATAAGAGTGAGGCCATTTGGCTATCCACGCTTTATAGATGTGTATCTGGGCTTCACTGCTTTAGCAGCTTAATAATAATAAATAACTATTAAAACTTTTCAAAAATGGCATTCGATAGCAGGGAATATGAATGGGCTGATTTAAGCCTTAATATTAATGGACGTGATGTTGTTGGCATGACATCCATCAAATACTCAGAGAAAATTGAAACAGAGCCACTTTATGCTAAGGGTCGTTATCCACACAGTATACAAACGGGTAATATATCCATTGAAGGTGAGTTTGAAGTAACACAAAGTGAATATGAAGCCTTGGTTAAGGCTGGAAAAGGAAGTGTTTTGAGGCTTCGAAATTTAAATGCAACTGTATGTTATGGTACAGGATTAAGCGGTGATGCATTGATTGTAGATAATATTAGCGGCATTCAGATAACTGAAGGTGGCAAGGAGTTTAAGCAAGGTGATAAAAACACCAAAGTAAAACTTCCATTTAAAGCTACTGGATTACAAAATCAAACTAATTAAAAGATAAATATGAAAGCAACTACAGAACAAATTGAAGCATGGAAATCACAACACGGTGAAATTTATGAAATAGAAGTTGATGGGCACTTTGCATATGTAAAAACGCCTGACAGAAAAACACTTAGCTATGCTGGTAGTGTGGGTACAAAAGATCCTATTAAATTCAACGAAATCATTCTCAACAGTTGTTGGGTAGATGGTGACTTGGCCATTAAAACAGATGATAAGCTTTTCTTGGGAGCAGGACAGGTTTTGGGCGAAATCATCCAAGTTAAGGAGGCGTCCATAAAAAAGCTTTAGAGGCTGCTGTAGTGGACGACGATAGGGACTGGATTAGATTGAGCAATGCTCAATTGATGTACTACATGAATATTGCTAATCCCGATAACCTTAGCGATAATGATTGGGCAATGCGATTGATGGAACTGGAATGGATTAGAAAAAAGGAGGCTGGAAAATAGGTATGGCCAGGGCCATCAGAAGAGGAAAGAATATAGAAACCCAATAGGTATTGCAACAAAAACAGCAGCCAGCCTACAATTAAGAAATAATGGTTGTATCAAAAGGAAATAAAATGATTGATTCCTAGCAAAAATCAAAACTCTGATAATAACAGCATTCCAAGCAAAAAGTTATTACTTCATAGTATAAAAATATGGCAAATCTATTAGACTATATATTAAGCCTAGAAGAGCAAGTTACCAATAGCCTAAAAAAGGTAGGCATCAATACTGCAAGTATTAAGAAAACTGTTGAAGCAGATATGCAGAAAGCCAATATGGTAACTCTATTTAAGGGTAATGAGCAAGCTGCTAAAAATATGTATGATAAAATTGCTAGCTATGGAAAAATCACCCCTTATGAAAAAAGTGATTTACTTGATGTGCAAAGAACAATGATGGGTTTTGGTGTTGAAGCACAGAAAAGCTTTGGGGTAATAAAGCAGATTGGAGACATCGCTATGGGCGATAAGGATAAAATGAAGGAGCTTGCTTTGGCATATAGCAAGGCAACTAGTGCTGGCAAATTACATGGAGATAGTTTAAGTGAAATGATTAGTGCAGGCTTCAACCCATTGCAGGTGATTAGTGAACGAACGGGGCAGAGTATGACCAGCCTCCAACAGAAAATGGAAAATGGCCAAATTGATGCGAAGGCCTTGGCTAATGCTTTTGAAATGGCTACTGATAAGCAGGGACAGTTTTACAAAGGAGCTGAAAATGCTGATGCAACAATAGGGGGCAAGTTGGCTAATTTAATGGAAGGCATCAATGACATCCAACAAAGTATTTTCAATGCACTTGCACCTATTTTAATACCACTTATTGAAGTGGGCAGCAAGGTCGTTGATAAAATAGGGAAAGGGATTGCTTGGTTATTAGGTAAGTTTAACGAAGGTGCTCCTATAATTGATAAAATAAGAACGGGTATTGCATGGTTAGTAAATAAATTCAACGAAGGTAATCCAGTAATACTTGGAATAGCTGCAGCACTTGGTGTTTTTGCAACAGCCCTATTATTGTACAATGGCTATATGGCAATATCCAAGGTACTGCAGGCAAATTTTACACTCGAAGTTTGGAAAACTAATCTGGCTTTTTTGTCAAATCCTGTCTTTGGGATTATACTGGCTATTGTGGTATTAATTGCTATTATTACTTATCTTATTTATGTTTTTGATGGATGGGGTGCAGCATGGGGCCACTTAATGGACTTTTTCAGTTATTCATGGGAGGCATTCAAATCTTCTTTTCTCATTATTTGGCTTACTGTAAAAGACGAGTTTTTGTCTGGTATTGAAGTGCTGCAAAAAGCATGGTACCAATTGAAGAGCCTTTGGGATGAAGATGGTGCAAAAGCAGGGTTGGCAAAAATTGAAAATCAGCAGAATGAACGAGCTGCAGAAATACTCAAGGCAAAAAATCAATTGAGGGACGAAGCTGAAAAAGCACTGGTAGCTGGTAGCAAGATATTTAGTAAGGAAGGCCTGCACGGCAATGGTAAAGCGTTGGCTGACTTGAAAAACGACATTATGAGCAAACTGGGTATAACGCCCAATGCTCCTTCTGCCAAAGTAGGAACTAATAATTCAAACGGTGGCATAACAACCAAAATAACCAATGAAGCTGTAGCTACTGGCGGAACGAAAAACAATACCATTACAATAAATATAGGTAAACAAATTGAAAAGTTTACCATGATGGTAAACAATGCACAGGAAGGTGCAGAAAAACTGAGAGAAATAATATTGGATGAGATGACAAGGGCAATAGCTATGAGCCAATCAATAACGCAATAAAGCGAAAATTATGGCTAATGAATTTGATTTGAACGGATTAATAGGGGGTAAGGTTTTGCCTGTATCGTCATACCCTAAGGTAAAAGAGCCATCCATTAACAAAGTGGCAGCATATAATGGCGATGTGAGAGACTACAGCACAGAAGGTGATACAAAATATTTTACCTCTTTTGCTACAAAGCAAGTAGTGCCGCTACGCTTCAAGTTGAAAACTGAAAGTGCATATTGGCTATTCCCTATAGAGCCAATGATAAGTGTAGATAGTAAGAATATTATTGCCAAACGTAATGTAGCCAAAAAAAGAGATGGGGGAGGAAGTATAAAAGAATATTGGACACAGGACGATTGGCAGGTGAACATCAATGGGATTTTTAGCGATACTGCTTGGGGACTTAACTGGCCATTGGATGATGTGAAAGAACTGCTTAAATATTGCACAGCTAAAGAGCCAATAGAAGTTGCATGCACACCATTACTGGAACTGGGCATTACGCATATTGTTATTGAAGAGTATGAATTGCCTTTTACTAAAGGTCAGGAAAATCAAAACTTCACAATAAAAGCAGTAAGCGATAAAAGCTGGGACCTCTTTATAAAACGCTAAACATGTACTTCACAATAAACTGGGAAATATGGATAGGTGAGTACAGACTAGGCATGCTGGATAGTGTGGAGATTCATGAAAGTGTTGAACTGCTCGCTGATACCTGCACCATAAAATTGCCAAGTACATTGTATAATAAAGCTATTGCAGCAATAAGTACAAACGAAATAGAAAGTACAATAAGAAGAGGTGATAAAGTGACAGTTTGGCTAGGGTACAATGTTGAAAATTTTGAGAAGTTGCAGCCCTATTTCGAAGGTTATATGCTAGGTATAACAACGGACGATGGAAGCCTTATTATAAATTGTGAAGATGATTTGTTCTTATTTAGAAAAGCAATCAGCGACAAGCAATTTAAAGCAACAAGCCTGGAACAGATTGCAGAATACATAGTAAACGAGACTGGTAGTGGTTTATTAGTAAACTGCACATACACCATGAAATATGACAAGTTTGTAATAAACAAAGCAACTGGTTACGATGTGCTTAAAAAAATTGCAGAAGAAACTAAAGGAAACATTTATATGCACAAAAATGCCGATGGTGTTAGTGTGTTAAACATTCATCCTCCTTATGTAGAAAGGCATGGATATGTTCACTATAGCTTCCAACAAAATATTGAAAGTAGTGATTTGAAATATAAAAATTCCGATAATCATGTACTGGAAATTGAGGTAGAAAGTACTGGCAAGGATGGCAAGAAAATAACCGCTACTGCTGGTAAGGCTGGTGGCGATAAGAAAATAATAAAAGCTCACGGACTCACCAGAGAAGCTATGCAGAAACTGGCTGATGAAACCCATAAAAAACAAGTGTACGATGGTTACGAAGGCGGAATAACAACATGGCTACTTCCTTATGTTAAACCAGGCTTCAGTGCAGAAATAGTAGATGACGAATACAATTTCAAGAATGGTATTTACTATGTAAAAAGCGTAACCACTACATGCAGTAGCAGTGGCATTGCAAAGAAAGTGGACATGGGTATTAGGCTTGGAAACATTGAAACACCTAAAGTGGCAGCACCATGAGCAAGTACGCAAAACTGGGAGAAGCATTAAAAGGGCTTGCGGCAGATGCAATTATAACAATGCCTTTAATGAACGCACAAGTTATAAGCATCGAAGGTGAAAGCTGCACCATAAAAATTGGGGGACTGGAACTTGACGAAGTAAGAATAAAAGCCACCATCAATGGAAACACAAACAAGTTGATGGCAATTCCAAAGGTTGGCAGCATGGTACTGGTTGGCTCGCTAACTGGTGATTTAAAGGACTTGGCAATAGTAGGCGTGGATGAAGTTGCAAAGATCATGTACGAACAGGATGGATTGGTAATTGAAGTGGACAGTGAGACAGGCAAAATTGCCATAGCCAATGACGATGTAAATATGAAAGGCCTGTTCCAGCAATTGGCGGGCTTGTTAAAACAGTTCAAAGTTTTTACACCAGCAGGTCCAAGCGGAACGCCACTGCCCGATACAATTACTTCAATAACACAGTTTGAAACCGATTTTAAAAAGCTTTTAAAATAGATGGCACTCAATAAAACAACATTGAAAAATGGTATAAAGGGCCTGCTTACGGACATGCGGACAAGGGGCACCAATGCAGATGAAGAGTTTGCAACAAGACTGAGTGATTTGATTGAGGACTATGTTAAAAGCGGCGATGGAAAAATAACAACGGCAGTGCTTGTTGCCGGCAGTGTACCAGTAACAGGAACAGCTACAGTAATTGTAAAGCAACAATAATGAGAGGTATAGGAATATTGATTGGCGATGATTATGCTCTGAAGGTTGAACCCATAAGGGACAGTACTGGCAAAATAGCCAATGGATTAAAAATTGGCAATAGTATCCTGCAAAATACTGGGCTTATACTAATAGCAAGCAAAGGCGAATTTAAAGAAGAGCCTGTTATGGGTGTTGGTATTGAAGGGGTGCTTTTGGACAATGACTATTTGGAGTGGAGGCGGAAGATTCGCCTGCAAATGGAACTGGACAGGCAAACGGTGAAAGAAGTAACATTTAACTCAGTAGACAATCTTTCGATAGATGCAGTATATAACAATTAGTAACGGGCAAACATTCTTGGATTTGGCCATGCAGCATGCAGGCAGTGCAGAAGCAGCCTTTGCTATGAGCCTGCAAAGCAATGTACCAATAACGCAGGAGTTACAAGCAGGTAACCAGTTGCCTGCACCAGCAGTTGTGAGCGATGGAATAAGAAATGCCTTCGCAGTAGAAAAAGCAAAACCCCTTTCTATCATAATCACACAAGGTGAAGATGCAATGAACGAAGGCATAGGGTACTGGGTAATGGAAGATGATTTTGTAGTGTCATAAAAAAAAGCAATGGGCAAAACAGTAGCAGAAATAAAAAAGCAAATGACGGATGCCTTTATAAGCAATCAATCAGTAATTGATGCTTATAGCTTGACATCAGGAAAAACCTTTGAAGACGAGTTCAGCACCGCAAGTATTGAAAGCATCATTTTTTACTGTGTAGCTTTCGGTATGTATGTAATCTACTCTTTTTTTGATTTGTTCAAAATGGAAATTGATACGGCCATAACCAATTATACCCATCCGTCGCTAACCATGTTTGCCGAAAAAATGAAAACGTTCCAGTATGGAGACAATGTGGTGGCCGGAAAGGATTACTACAACAACACGGGCATGACAGATGCTCAAATTGAAGCGAAAAAAGTAATCAAGTATGCTGCAGCATTGGAACAATCTTTCAGCAATGGAAGGTTTGGCGTTAGGATAAAAGTGGCTGGGCAAGATGGTGGTGGCAACAGGATGCAGCTACCCACAACAGAATACAATGCAGCAAAAGCATTCCTAAAAATATTTAAGCCAGGTGGCACCTACTGTGAACTGACAACGGATGATGCCGACTACTTGAAACTGCAATTGAGGGTTTACTACAACCCCCTTGTGTTAAACAATCTTGGGCAGCGGCTGGATGGAACAGACAATGAGCCATTGCAAAAAGCGATAGATAAAAATTTGAAAAACCTGCCATTTAATGGAAGGTTCAACCTGACAGCCCTAACAGATGCCATGCAGGCTGTGGAGGGCATTGCAGACCCACGGATTTTAGTTGCACAGACAAAGTACGCAGCACTGCCATACAGCAATGTGGTAGATGAGGTTGTGCCAGATGCAGGCTACCTAAAAATATATGACTTGGTGAACGATTTACAAATTGAATGGATAGCAAAAAGTGTATAACGTCTTTAACATACAATTGAGCAAGCTGAGGGAGTGGCTTTTGCCTACCATGCTTCGCAAACCAGTGTTAATGGCATTTGCAAAAGCTGCCTATGCACCATTGGTAACACTGCACAACGGCTTTATGGCATTTAGGAAAGCTAAGTTTTACCAAATAGAGATGAACTATCAAACCTGCTATTTGGAAAGCTTTTTAAATGATAGGTTCGACCCCTCGCAGCGAAGGATTTATATAGAGGATGCCGAAAGCAGGGATGGGACATTTGTATTTACAAGGGCAGAAGACCAGCCATTGGTAATTCATAAGCGAATTGAGAGCGTGCCAAGGTTTATTTATACAAGGGGCGAAAGCAATGGCGATATGCTGAACGACTTTATTGTGTTTGTACCTGCCAGCGTAACATTTGATGAATACGAACTAAGGGCAATGATTTCAACAAAGCTATCTGGTAAAAGATATAGTGTGCAACTGTTTTAACCGCATTTACCCATTGAGCATCTTCTCCTAAAGGATAAGGGGAAAGGAAAAATTATTTAAGATGAACAAGAGAATTGACTTTAGCAACTTAGGTGGTTACCCAATAGCCGAAGAGGATTTTGAGTGGATGCAAAGCAGCTACAGGAATGCCTTTGCAGCACTGTCTGGGTTGATTGGCAACAACACCATTGTAAGTGGCATGGTTGAAACTGGTGGCAATGTTACCAGTGGATGGCTAAGCATTAATGGCGAATTGGTACCATTTATAGGCGGCACCATTGGCACCGGCGAATTCATCATTGATGAAACTTCCACACCATTGGTGTTTGATGATGGCATAAGCAGGGCAGCACTTTTTGAAAGGGTAGCAAGGTTTAGTGCTGGAGGCACTTATAATTATGCACAACTTACAAGGCCAGGTACCATAAAGGAAATGTGGCAAAGATTTGATGTCAAAGAAGTTGATTGTGACAATGCCTATATCGCTACAAATTTTGACAGTACAGGTTTAGGCATTGGCGAAAGAGTTGGCTGGCAAGTGTGCAACGGCCAACGGGGAACAAAGAATAGGGGAGGAAGAATAAGTATAGGGTATAGTGATGTAACGGTTGACCCTGTTGATAATGTTTGGGATGTTATTTATAATACTGCTGGTGCATTGGGTGGAGAAAAAAAGCACGTCATAACTCAAAGTGAATTGCCAAATATCAACCTTAGTGCGAATGCTATTGGTAATAGGGGCTGGCCAGATGGAAGTGGGGATAGAAACAATAACCAGTATTTATTGGATACGCCTGGCGGTTCAAATGGTACAAAAAATATTATTGTTCCATTGGGTGGTTCCAATTTTCCACATGAAAATAGACAGCCATTCATTGTTACTCTTTTCATCCAAAAATTGTAAGACATGGCCATAAAAACAATAGATGAACTAAAGGCGTTTTTTGAAACAGGCGACAAACCAACACAGCAGCAATTTGCAGATTGGCTCGATAGTTTTTTTCATAGGAATGACGGAATTGGGATTCCCAATGTTACTGGGCTCATAGCTGCATTGGCTTCAAAGGCTGATTTGGTTGGGGGAAAAGTAAGGCAGGAGCAATTGCCTGATAGTATAGCTGAATATGTTGGCAATGCAGATTTCTCAAGGGATTTTCCAGCAAAAAGTATCATGTACTCTCTTGTTTGCGATGCAGCAAATGATATTACCATTAATGTGGGGACAACAAGTGGGGGCGATGATATACTGAGCAACTATTTTGTAGCTGCCAACAGTCCCGAACCGCTGCTATTAAACAAGTACTTTAAAAATGCTACCACTATTTATGTAAGCGGAATAACAGCAAACATCTTTTTTAAATTTTTTAAATGCTAAGTATGAAAACAATATTAACTGTAACTGCCATGCTTGTTTGCATGATGGCAACCGCACAGGATTTTCCTTCTATAAAGATTAGTGGATACAAAGTTGACGGCATAAGTAATGACAGTACAATAGCCAATAAAAGCGCCACAAAGCTTATTAGTGAGTGGGCAGCAAAACAAGCCATTCTCGGAAGGTATAACTCATTGAGTTTAAACTTTGCAAATTATCTTTCTGCAACAAGTTTCAATAATGCCATTAATGGTTCTGCTTTGCAAGTACCATATTTTCGAAGTGGCGGCCACTCATTGGGCGGAAATGCCGGATTTACCTATGATACTATTAATAACACGCTTACTGTAGGTGGTAATGGATTGGCAGCTTCGTTTACTGGCTCTGTGAATATCAGTAAAAGTCTAACAACAGGCAGTAACCATAATCAAAACTTAGCTGGCGATAACATTGCTATTGGTTATAACAACGGAACAAGTTATGTTAATCTTGGCAAGGTAGAAAATAACAACTCGAATTATTTCAATTGGGTTGGTAATACATGGAAAACATATTGGACTGCTAATGACAATGCTGGCTATGATGCAGGAAAAGTGTTTGCTGAAATATACCAAGGCAAAATAAAAATCACTAATGGCCTGTCTGGTACCTTTTCAAGTTCGTTAACAGCCCCAGTTATTTCGAGTGGTGCAAATACAACTGCTGATTACAAGATTTGTAATTATGATAATGGTGCTGCATACATACAAAACGTATGGTTTAACAATAGTGCCGTACAAGTTGGTGGTGACGCATGGGGTGCAAATCCGCACGGAGCCATGAGCTTTCAAACAGGCAGCAATTATGGACTTCACTTGGGCACTTATGGTACAAGCCATGATATATGGCTAGATGCACCTAATACAAAAGTTTCAAATAATCTATATGCAGGTGCGTTCAAAAAAAATGGGTCGTCGGATAGTTATGTTTTATTGGGTGGTGGTGGTCATGCTCCGCTTTCTTCTTTAGGTGGTGGATGGAGCAAAAATCTAAATTCTATAGGTGACCATAACGAAGCTTTTGCTGATCACTATGAATATAATATAAAGGATAACCCAGAGGACAATTATAAGTGGTGGAAAGTTGACCCAATGCATCATTTTACTGGGCAGGGTGATTTTGAAAATCATTATAGTGAAGCATATATAACAACAGATTTTCAAACACTAATTGCTCAAGGTCAGGATATGGCATTGGGTGATTATCAGAATACTATTAACGAAACTTGGTTAAAAATAAATTCTAATGACAGAAATGTCAGAGCAATAGTTGATGGTGCCCCTTTACTTGAAATTTATAGTCCCTCAGATGGTGATACTTGGTTAGGAGATAAAAATGAAGCTTGGAACGGTGGATATATCCATTTCGATCAGGACCAGAATGCAAACTTACAAGGGGGTAGAGAAACTAAAGTTGGTGATTTAAGAAAAAATTTTAATGAGTGGTTTTTGAAAATTAATAGTGAATACGAATTTGTAACACTCGGTAAAAATAATGATGTCACTAATAGTGAAGGGAGCATGGCAATAGGTCAAAATAACCAAATTACAAGTGGTGCATTTGGCTACATATTGGGTAGTGATGATGTGCTGGAAGGCAACGATGAAAACTACATAGTTGGCCGCAACAACCTGATTGGCGGCAGTGTTGACAATACCTACATATTTGGGTATGGCAACGAGGCAAGAAACGAGGCTTCAGACATGATGCTTATCGGATTTGGGCTAACGGCCGAAAGTGACGTTATACAGGTTGGCTATGGGGCCGATGCCCTCAAAATTAAAAATGATGGTAGTATCAAAACCAGCGAAGGTTTTGAATGGTTGAAAATACTTGGCCGTTATACTCCTTATACAACACCATCACAAGTAGACTGGCTAAAAATAAAAATTGAGGGAACTATTTATTATATACCACTTCATCAAAACTAAAATCAACAGACATGAAAGGAATCGTTAGTGCATTAATAATATGCTTTATAGCAGTGCAATCTTTTGGACAGGATTCGTCCTTCCAAAAAAAATGGGTAAGACTTGATAGTGCAACCCTTGCCAAGAGCAGGTCAAAGAAAAACATCGATACTGCATTTCAAAGAAAGCCTTACAACTGGGACAGCCTGCACCTAGCAGTCAAGAGAAACTATAGAAACTTGAAGGATTCTGTGAACTGTAAAATTGTTTGGGTAAATAATAAGGGCATTACCAAAACGGATACGGCCACTGTTTTCATTGAAGCAAAAAATGTTAGTGCGGTTCAGAATTTCGGGCAGTTCAAAACCCTGCCTTATGGGTCAATAGAATTGTCAAATAGCTATGGCAGGATATTCTTGCAGCCACTTTGGAAAATTAAAAATATACTGTTAAATAAAAACAGGCAAAGAATTCATAAGGACAGGATAAGCTCTTACGTCCTTTTAAGCAAAAAATCTTAACCAACCACTTCAATTAAACAAAATGAACAAATTGATATTCATTGTGGCTTTACTTTTTTCTGTTGCAGCAAATTCCCAAGTAAACCAGCCAGCACAACCTAAACAATTCATTGAAGGCTTATCTGCCGATGTTGCAAATTACAAAGACACTACTACAGGTATTACCTATGCAAAGTTATATGCCGGGGCAACTGTTGTGAATATTGCAGTTACTGCACAGGGTTACCGTGTTGCCTTCAAAGTATTGTTCTTTGCAGATAAGGCAAGCCTAATGGCTGGAAAAAAAGAAGTAGTGCAGCAACAGTACATGTTTGCTGTTAAAGCCTACCCACTTGAGGCTGATTTAAAAAAGGCATTTCTATCATTATTCAAATAATATCTTAATGCGGTACTTATATGAATACCTGAGTATCCTGATTCCTGTTGGAGCTGTATTTGTTGCTTTTTATACCAACGTAAATGTGCGGTTGAAAGCGTTGGAAATTCAAGTAAAGGACATGATAGAAAGCAAAAGAAACAACGACGAGAAGTACGATAGGATTATTGAGATGCTCAGTGATTTGCGTGTGGAAATGCAGAATAAAAAAAATCGCGATTAA